AGCAAACCCTTTTTGTCTTAGGTTTGTCACTACAGCAGTTGGGTTCACTAAATTGAACCTGTCTCTCATTTGAGCGGCAGTTAATTCAGCTCCTCCAGATAGAGCATCAATTACTTTTTGCTCTTGAGTTTTACGTTTAGCCATGTGGCCCTCCTTACTTTTTGTCGTAAAAAATATGTTAAAAATTTTTAACATCACGAATAGATTATACCTAACACAATATTTTTTTTTAAATTCTCTAAGAGTGTGTTTTTAAAGCAATAAGA